ATCTTAATTAAATCTCCTTATAATTTATTATGTTTAACTAGCTACAAAATAATTAACTCCGAAGAGTGGTAAAACATTTTTCGGAGTTAATTATTTTCTTGAAATTCTCTTGTTCTTTTTACTACACTCAGATACGGATAGTAGTAAAGAAGAGGAGTAATCACTTTCATTTGGTAGTTAATAGAAATACTCTGCGCTTTTTTTTGCTACTATCCCTTATATAAGAGGGGTATGAAGCATGCTGTTCCCACAATTTTCTGATATAATAAGGCCTATTTTAAGCTTAAATAGAAAAGGTTTTGTTATGGATAGAAAATTAAAAATAAATTATGAGATCTACATAAATACTAAAGTGGGAAAATGGCTCGTTAAATCCTATGTTTATTTAAAGAAAAGAATTCATTTTATCTGTGAATGTGAATGTGGGACATCTTCTACAATTCAAGCATCAAATTTATTAGCCGGACATTCAAAAAGTTGCAAATATTGTGCCCCAACTAAACATGGATATTTAAAAACGCCTACTTATAGAGCGTGGAACGGGGCTCGTAATAGATGTAATAATCCTAATAATAAAGATTATGACAATTATGGGGGCCGCGGAATAAGAATGTGTGAACGATGGAGTTTGTTTCAAAATTTCTTAGCTGATATGGGTGAAGCACCAGAAAAATTATCATTAGATAGAATAAATAATGATGGTAATTATGAGCCAGGAAATTGTAGATGGGCTACAAAAAGCCAACAAAATTTCAATCAGCGTAAAAGGAAATATAAAAAATAGGGGAGACGACAATTTTATTCCCACAACTAGGCCCGCAGTATTACGATGAAAAGGATCGTCCAATACTATCGCGGATGGAAGCGTTTTACGCTGAGTCTATAACTATTAATCAATCTTTTTGGGCTGAGGCCGATACCGATACACGGTTTGAAGCTGGAGACCAAACCTTATGGAATGACCTTTATGGCAACCTTCCAGCTAACCGTAGACGCCAGTTTAATTTTAACCGTATAAGACGTGTTATAAACATGATCGGTGGTCATCAAAGACGTAACCGTATGTCTACTATCGTTACACCACTAGAAAACGCTGATAACGAAACAGCGGATCAATTTACAAAAATTCTAATGCATATAGCCCAACGTGAAGGAGTTCTTGAGACCATCTCTGAATCTTTCCACGGAGCTCTTGTTACCGGAATGAACTTCCTTCACCTTTGGGTAGATTATAGAAACGATCCCGTCTCTGGAGAGATCAAGGTGGACAACTGTTCCTACAATAGTTTTCTGGTCGATCCCTACTTTCGAAAGCCTGATCTCTCGGATTGTAATGCTATGTGGAAACGCTCCTATTTAACCAAGCGTGAAGCCATATCATTATTGCCAGATAAAGAAGAAGAAATACTTAATCTCTGGGGTGGTGATAGCGGAACAGGTAGAGACGGTAAGTTCCAGTTCATGCCAGAAACCTATAACTACGGCATAAAGAACCTACTATCATACGATGAATACTATTATAGAGATTATCGCTCCCAGACCCTTTTAGTGGATAGCCAGACCGGTGAAACCCAAGAGTGGCGTGGTCAAGATGAGGATGCCCTTAGGCATTTCCTAACACTATATCCACAAGTTACACCTATTGAGAATGAAGTACCGACTGTAAGGCTAGCTATAGTAGTCCAGGGTAAGGTTATGTACCATGGCCCTAATCCTATGGGTATAGATAAATATCCCTTTGTTCCAGTACTAACTTATTATAATCCCCAGATGCCATATTTCCCATGGAGAATACAGGGCGTAGTCAGAGGTCTTCGTGACGCTCAATACTTGTATAACCGTAGACGCGTAATAGAACTAGACATACTTGAATCTCAAATAACCTCTGGTTTCAAATATAAAGAAAATGCCCTTGTTAACCCTAAGGATGTATTCCTTCAGGGGCAAGGTAGAGGTTTAGCTCTGAAAGATGAAGCCCAAATGACTGACGTGGAACAGATACAGCCTCCACAGATTCCACCATCCATGATCCAATTATCAGAACTATTAGCTAAAGAAGTAGAACAGATCTCTGGTGTTAATGAAGAACTTCTTGGTAGCGCTATCGATGATAAGGCTGGGGTACTTTCTATGCTTAGGCAAGGAGCCGGGCTTACTACCCTTCAAGTATTATTTGATAACTTAGATAGAGCTCAGAAGCTTTTGGGTAACTTGATGATAGATGTAATCCAGGCTAACTATACTCCCGGTAAGATAAAGAAGATTCTAGAAGGAGCTGAGCCTACAGCTCAGTTCTATAATAAAGCGTTTGGTAAGTATCATGCTGTTGTTGAAGAAGGGCTTAATACTGCTACTCAAAAGCAAATGCAGTTTGCCCAACTATTACAGCTGAGGGAAGCTGGAGTCCCGATCCCTGATGATATCTTGCTTGATAATGCTACTCTTCAGAACAAGAAACAACTTATTGAAGCTGTTCAAGCTCAACAACAACAGGCTCAGCAAGCCCAAGAAGCACAAATGCAAATGGCTATGGCTGAACAACAATCTAAGATCGAGCTTGCTCAAGCACGTGCAACTGCGGATCAAGGGCTTGGTTTAGAGCGTGTAAGTAGAGTTGAAGAGAACAGAGCTCTTGCTATAGAGCGTATAGCTGAAGCTAAGAAAGATCAGGAAATAGGTCTACTTAATCTAGTTAAGGCTCTTAAAGAAATAGATACAGTAGATATAGAACATGTTGAAAAATTAATAGCATTGTCTCGGCTTGTTAAAGAGCCTATAGAGTCTGCGGCAATGCAGCAAGTTCCTACTCAGAATAGTTCTGCTGTAGGTAGTTAGACGTATAACGTTATCCACTAAGTGGGTATTTTCTACCATAGGAGTAGTACAATGGCAAAAAAATATCATCAATCCAAAAGAGATAGAATGCATGAATCCAAAGGGATGGAAGGCTACTATGAAGGTGCAACCGGCCGACGCACTCAAGAGATGGAAGATGGCGGCATGATCCATGAAGATAGATCAGCTATAGCTAACATGCCTCAAGAAGTAATGTTTAAGACATATCCTAGAGGCGGTTCCTATACTCCTGAGAACTTAGATGACACTATCACTGGAATAGATAAACAGATCGGCCTAGACGATAACAAGCGTAATTCTCACATGGTTCCTAAAAAGGTGTAACTATGGATTTTTATAGAAAAGTAGATCCTAGGCGTAAGCAAGAACTTTCTGATGCACGCATGATCCAGGAAGACCAGAACGCTATGGCTAACTTATCCAATACTGTTATTAACCGTCAATACAATCCTGATAGATTTAAGCATGATTGTATGGCAGCACCTGTGCCTTACACTGAAGGTGCGAGTGAAGTAGGAGAATAGTATGCCAGCTATGCCAAGATCTAATAAAAAAGCTACAAAGATAGCCTTTAAGATACTAGGAGTCCCTGCAAATATAGCTTTTAAGCGTAATAAGAAACAAAAAGCTGCTAATAAACGCTTGGTATTTGAAGAGACTACTAGAGTTAGATAAAACTTTTTTTTATTGATCATCTCGTAAGGAGGAGGTTCTCTCCTCCTTATATTTGGAGAAAATTATGGCTAAGAAATGGATCCAGGAAGCAATTAAGAAACCTGGTGCTTTACGTGAAGAGTTACATATTAAAAAAGGTAAGAAAATCCCTAAGGCTAAGCTAGAAAAAGCAGCTAAGAAGCCTGGGAAAGAGGGTAAAAGAGCTCGGCTTGCTGAGACATTAGGGAAACTTAGAAAGAAAAAATAATGAATTTAAGATGGAAGTTGAAAACTTTAAAATGGGATATTAAAGAAAAAGGTCTATTTAAAGCTTTATATAAAAGATATGTAGATTTTAAATGGAAAATTTTTGAATATTATCCTCGGGAAATTAAATTGTTTTTAATTTCATCTTATTTAGTTATTTTTGAAGAATTTTCCTATGAAAGATTAGCTGAAATAGAGATGGGTCAGAAAGTAATTTTTAGTAATGAACTCTTTATAGTTTTTGAGGATAAGCAGTTCATTACCCTGCTAGCTTATATTGATGATTTAGATATCGACTATTTTGGCCCAGAAGGGGAATTTTTAAAATGGGAAAGAGATAATTTTTATAAAAAGTTAGAAAGAAAAAATAATGGCTAAGAAATGCGATAAATGTGGTAAATTCCACTTTGGTAAATGTAAGG